CTGGGAGTGATGCCCGATCATCGTGTCTCGCACGGCTAGGGGAATAGTGCCCCAGTGGCGATAGTAATACTGACAATCGTAGGAATAGTTTTGGCCAATCCAGAGGATTGCCTTGTGTTGGAATAGCCGATGGTAAAGCCATACGATCTGGGCTTCCTCGTCCTCAGACCAGTAGAAGGGATTATCCGGGTGGATTACAAGGTGCGGGATGCAGATGGCTTCGGTTTCACTCCAAGCGATTCCGAAGCAGGCGATGTTTGCTGCGCGGGTTTCGAGGTCGCCTGAGAGGCGGAGGATTTCCCCTCTTTCTCCCGCTGCATTTGCTCGGTCCAGGAGGCCAGTGAGAGTTTCAATAACTTGGTCAAATGTGGGTTCGATGAGAAAGGAATAGGTGCGGGGGAGCTGGACATGGGTGTAGATGTTGTAAGCCCGCTTCAGGTCCATTTGGAGGATGAAGAGTTGGTCGGGTTGCTTTATGAGGGTGCGAGGGTGGATTGTGGGGAGGCAGGTATAGGGGTACGCCGGAGGCGTAAGGCGAGAGCCGCGCCATTTTGCGATGGCAGTCTGCCCGGTGAACATGGCGAGGGGGGCTTTGCCGAGGAGAATGACGACTTTCGGGTTGACTTCTTTCAGGCTTTCCCTGACAGCACAGAAGCCGTTATAGAGAAGAGGATGGGCCCAAAAGCCTTCCCAATGGACCCAGCCCTCCCCGGGGCAGGTTTTCCTTTCGCTAATCCAAGCGTCGATGTCGGGCTGGCCTTTGTCGAGAGGGGGCTGGACATCGGTGAGGGTCGTGAAAAAGCAGCTAGAAGAGACGATCCCCAGGCGGGAGAGGATCTCCCCGACTCGGGTGAAGCCGCTATTTCCGTAGGAATCGGGATAGTCGCCGATGATAGCGATTTCAGCGTTGGGCGGGCCGAAGGAGGGCAATTATAGCCCCTCATCTTCAAGAGCAAACGCTATAAACTCGGCGGTCATTGCGAGGTCAAGCCATGAAGCCGTTTGAGAAAAGCCAAAACCAAAACAACGCCCCATTGCGTGAAGGGCGCCCGTTAGCGGTGTTACAGGGGTTTTTCGCCAATTTAGCACTGAAGACATTGTGTAGCAATAGGCAGCGAATTCCTTAAACCTCTCGGAAGTAACCGACGAAGGTAGGGACAGAGGCCACGGGGAACTGTTTTCCAGGGAGAGACTCATACCAATTCCTTTCATTGCCGCATTGGAGAACGGCGTAAAAAAGCGGCTCTGGGATGCCGCTTCTGAGGTTGGGGGAGGTGCAGAGAAGGGTGGTTAGGCCGTCTGTGCAGTGAGAGCAGTCCAGGCAGGATTTCATTATAACGTTTCCGGCCGTCTATTCCACCACTCGACAGCCTCTTGTGGAGAGTCGTGGTCAATGCCCGAAGAAGCGCCACATTCTAGGTTGTTGCATTGGACCCAATAGGTGCGGCCGAAGTCTGTTTGAGTGAAGGCTGTAGCGTCGCAGAAAGGGCAGTTTTTTACAGGATCAGTCATAGCGGGAGGTCATCTGTGATGGAGGTTATGTTGAAAGACCACTTGTCTCCCTCCTTTCGATAGGATAGGGAAGCAATAGTCGTCCCGTGCAGATCGTGCAGGACATTAATCGACCCGACCTTCGGCATGATGTCGTTGTAGCGGGTGAGGAGTTCAAAGGCAGCGTTGTCGAGGGGCTGGCCGCGCTTAGAACGTTCGAAGATGTAGCCGTCTGGATTGCCGAAGAGGGGGGCTAGGAGCCAGCGGTGGGGGGAGTCGGTCATGATGTTCCTTTGAAGAGAAAGGGGAGGCCGAAACCCCCGTCGCATCGTTAACCTGATAGAAGTTCCTCCCTTCAGTGAAGAAAATAAGAGCAGCGGCAATAATTTGAATATACGTCGAATCTTGCGCAACTCCGCTGATAAGCCCAACTGTTGGCCCTGAGGCATAGCTTGCTCCCGTCAGAAGGCTTCCTGTAATATTTAATCCGATCAAACTCTTAATCATAACCCTATCAGGCGAATTCAAAAGAGCTACCCCACCACCAGTAAACTGATCTACTGTCACATCTAACGTGATAAGGGAGGAGTTAGCCCCATCTATCCGAATGGCTGGAACAGCCTGCCCGCTCAATGACCCAAACAAGCCCTTAATGTCAATGTTATCGCCGTCAATAATATCCACCATCCCCTCGGAACTCCAAACAGTCCCCCCAACCTGAACATTATTCGCACCATCTACAACAATAGACTTCCCAGAAGCGCCGGACCCCCACCAACTCGTTCCAGACACTTGGATAACGCTCCCCCGTAAAAACTGAAGCCCATCACAAGTCCCTTTTAGTTCTGCGTTAAAGTTCGAGATAAAGACGTTCGTTTCGGTCGTGTCTACGGTAATGGCGCTCACCGCATTGTCGGCTAGAAGGGTGACGTACTCAGGATCGTTGATAAAGATTCCCCCGCAATATTCTCCAATATAGGTACCGCGTCCTTTGTAGTCGAAGCAGTAGTTCTGGTTCAAGTGCAAATCGACAGTCTGATCCGCAGTAGCGCTTCCAGCCCCAGTAACATGGATCGGATCGCCGATGATCTTCCGAACCTCTGAGTTAGAGAGTTGGCAATAAAGCGCTTGATGGAACCACACTCCCCCAAAGAAACGATAGCTCCCCCCAGCTTCGCCGTAGACGTCGATGTTATCCAGAATGACATAAGCCACTCGATTTAACTCAAGGGCGTAGGCGCTTGTCCAATTTGCTGAAGCTGCTCTTGGGATAAAAGCAATATTAGACAACTCTACTCGGGTGGGCTTGTTGAGGTCTGTCCCATCACCAAATTTGATGTGCGGAGTGTTGTCCGTATATTGAACAAAGGTCGTCGAACTGAGGTTTTCTCCGAAGATGGTTATCCCCGCATACACCTGCAATGAGCCTTCGATACGGTAGTTGCCCCTAGGCACAAAAAGCCGTTTCCCATGTGCTGCATTTATAGCGGCTTGAATCGGAGTGAGGAGGTTTAGCGTAAGGGCGCCGCTTTGAACATCAGTAATCTGCGCCGCTGTCATAAAATCGAAAAGGCTAACCGTTTCAGTTAGTTTTCGTTGGACAGTACTTACAACAGCGCCTGTCCCCGTTTGTAAAAACGACGACAATACAGCCCCGCCGCTAGCGGATGAGAGTTGCCGAAGAGTTGCATAGTCACCCGCAGCTACTCCATCGCCGGCCCCCGTATGGCGGAACCCGCCCATAGGTAGATTTCCAGTCGGAACATTCTGCCCATCTTTAGCAAGGGCGGTTGAAATACCCGTTGCTACGTCTGATGTCGTTCCATTGTACCGAACGGCATCAATAATAGTTCCATTAACCTCCGGCGTATAAGCGGGAGGGAGCACATATTGGCCTGTCCCCGTCCACGGCATGTTAAACCCCTGCTTTCATAGTAACTTCCCAAGATTTTCTTGCACAAACCGCTTCAAAGAAATCTGGCCCTTTGTATAGTACAGTGTTTCGTCCGTTAATTCTAGCCTCTGCTCGCCATTTTGTAGACTTAGCGTCTTTTTTACTACCGGGGTGTACGCCAGTAACGCCAGAGGTATTCCGCCGAATGATCCCACGATTCAGATTCTGTTCTTGATAAGTTGCCCATTTACAGTTTGCTTTGCTGTAGCCTTTTGTATTATCGCATCTTTCAAGCGTTAAGCCAAATGGGCGTTTCCCCATGTCAGCATAAAAATTATCAAACGAACGCCAGGAGGGGTCTACTGTAATACCCTTAGCCCCGTAGCGTTTATATGACGCATTGCTCGGATTTGTGCAACGTTGAATCACACCTTCCCATACGCTGTATTCGGGCAAGTGAGCCTTGTTTGCCATATCAATTCTCCTGTTGCGGCATTACGCCAGGGGTAATCAGCGCCTTGGCGGTAAGCGCCCGGCGGACCATTGGGTTAAACATAGCAATTTCCTGCAAGCGGGGGAGGTTCGCAGGGTCGGAAAGCAAGTTAGCAACTTCCTGCTGAACCCCCCGCTCATTTCGCAGGGTTAGCAGCATATCCAACGCTCGGAAAGGCCGAACCCAGCTAGCGCCGCTAATCGTTGGGTCGAACTTCATCCCTTGTGAGGGGGAAAGCTGCTGAAGCTGCCGGCCGGTCGTAAGCCGGTCCATCACTCCCCCAGCATTCCCTTGCCCTGCCTGGATAAGCTCCATAAGCTGTCTTTCCTGCGGCGAGCCTGGGTTCCCCGCGAGCGTATTCGGGAAGTTCGTCGGCCCTCCCTCTAACTTCTTCTGCAAGATCGCAGTAGCAATCTCTCGGGCATTCCCTCCACCTCGTTGGAGGTCGCGCATGATCCCCGCAGTAGCGCCGGGGAGAACATCGCCTATAACTGCATCAAGCTTTCCAGGGGTAACGACTCCTGTGATAGTGTTCTTATTCCCTGAAATAGCGCCCAAAGGGCCTTCGGTGGCAGGCGTGACCCACGCTTCTTTCCGGCGGAGGTATTCTTGCCCAGCATTCCCCGCCCGAGCACCATGAGGCGGGGGAAGAGTCCCGACTGCATCGAAGGCCAGCCCTCTCGCCTCATTCAGAGCACGGCGGGGAATAGTCACATTCGCCCCCGCAAGTGGGCCTGTCGGCCGACGAGAGTTCTCCGCAAGGTTGAGCAGCAGCGACGAGAGATTCCGCTGGTACCCGTCTTCAAGTCCTGGGATAAGGGGAATTCCCTGCTGCCCTGGAACCGGCTGCGGCCGAAGAACATGCCTTTGAGGCGCATTCGGGTCGAGGAACTCAGGGAGAAATCCCTGCCGGGCGGATGAGTCCGAGCCGCTAAGCCCTTGCTGCCCGGCTAGGCGTTGGTAATCCCCGTAGATGGCCGCCATGTTTTGCTCGGGAATCTGAGGCAGCCGCCCACTTCGCTCATCCCGGGCGATAAGGTCAAGCGGGCGGGAAGCAGCCCGGCGAAGTTGCCCTTGCCGCTCGGCTGCGGCTTTTGCCGCCTCGTTAGCAACCCGAGGGACGGAGACTTCTGAGCCGACTTGTCGGGGGATTGTTTGGCCGATTTGGGAAAGATCATCCGGTCGGCCGGAAAGCTGGCCGCGGAGGGCTTCCCCGCCTGGGGCTTGAGAGGCTTGTCGAGCAAGGGCAACCAGCCCCGAGCCTTCGCCGGGAATAGCCTCAGCCGCTGTTGCCGTAGTCGAGCCAGATCGGCGGAAAGCATCTGCATTAGCCTGCGCTCCCTCCCAATCTACCCCTTGAGCATTCCGGCGAATATCCGCCTGCGCAACAGACTGCCGAGGGGCAAAGGGGAAAGCCCCAGCCGCCCCACCGACTAGGCCGCCTAGGATACCCCCAAGATCAATTTCCTTCCCACCAATATTCATCTTCGGGACAAACCGAGAACCGAGTTCCGCTCCCGTAGCGCCGCCTGCTCCACCCAGCACATTCGACGCGAGGGAGCGAACCCCCTGCGCGGGAAGCCCCATCGGTAAAACAAGCCCGCCCCCCGCACCCTCTACAGCAGTCCGGGCAAGGCCCTTCTCCATCCCGTTCTTATCCCCGAACTCTCCCCAATAGTCGGAAACAGACTGGCCGAGGTTGTTCAAAGGGGTATCCTTCTGCCCCATAAACTGCATCAGCCCGCCCACATTCTTCCCAAAACCGGTCATCAGGCTCGAACCACCCCGCTTCGCAGAGGCAAGCCCTCTCGAAATAAGGGAAGCCGGTTCCTCAGCCTTATCGGCCGCCTGGAGTTCCTGCAACCGCCGAAGCTTTTCCAGCTCAGCAATTTCTTCCGAGTCGGTCATTTCTGCCCCAGTTCTTTCTTAAGCCGGGCGATTTCCGCTTGGCGTTCGGCTTTCGTCATTTCGGAGATAGGTTTCGGCTTCTTCGCTTCGCTAGCAGAGGCTGCCCCCGAGCGCTGCCCTGTTGGGAAAGAGCCGCCCGTATCGACCTTCATATTCCCTTCTTTAATGTCCCGGCGAACGACTTCAGGAAGCTTCAGTTTATCCACATCGTACCCGAGATTTCCCATCTGCCGGGCCATTTCGATTTGGAAGGTCTGCGGGCCGAAGAGGGAAGGCGGAACCTCCCGCCCGATCCGCTGGCCGGCGATAAGCGCCTTCATCCGGTCCCTGAGTTCGGGGGTACCGATGTCTTTGATGGAGGCTTCTCTCGAACCCATGTAATCGCTGAAGTCAGAGAGCGATTTAGTCGCAGCCGCTGCCCGGTGGGCAAGCATCTTCGTAAGAGCTTGGGGGTCGCTGTTGATAGTTCCATTCAGCTTTTCCAGGTACTTCAAATCCTCATTCGTCACAGGTGCAAGCTTTCGGGCGTCCTCCAGCACAGCATTGCCCAGGGCCATATTAAGCTCTTGGGTCGGCGCCGTCGCTGCGTTCGGAATACCGAACCCCTGCGCGAGTTCGCGGATGGTCTGTTTAATGCCTTCCGCTCCACCTGCCTGTGCGCCTGCTTGCAGGGCTTCGACCGCCGCACGGCTAGACGCAAGGGAGGCTTTTGCCGAGTCAGCCGCTTTCTGCCGCTCTTTGAGGTCAGCCGTCCAGTTCTCCTCGATGGCTTTATAATCGGCTGGCCCATTGAGGTTCGCGGTCATCGTATTCCCAACAGGGAACGGCGTAGCCGTTTGTCGGCCGTAAGCGCCGGTGTTGACTAGGACATCTTTCTTCGTCCCATCAGAACCAGCTAGCCCGCTAATCATAGGCGGAGTCGGCGGGGCAACGGTCGAAGGGAGGTTCCCTGTATTAAGGGCACCCAGCGCCCCTTGCACATCCCCCGCTTGCGCAAGAATAGGCGCCCCAGCGGTCGTCCGCTTTTCCCGGCGGTCAGAGAGGGTTTTAGCGAGATCTCGACTACGGGAGAACTTAGAAAGAGGCCCCTGCTTAAGCTGCTCTTCTTCAGGCAAGCCCATTAGCTTAGCAAGGTCTGCACTCTCATCCGCTTGATATCGCTGCTTGACTTCGTTGATTCCCTTAGAAGCATTCGCATCAGCATAAGCCCCCAGTCCCCCTGAAACAGCATTAGCCAATCCCGCAAATAGCGGCGTCCTAGAAGCAAGAGCCCCCTGCGACTTCGCCCCTTGAAAACCCATCGCCTGCTGGAAAAGCATCTGCGCCATCTTTCGTTTCCGCTCTTGCTCGTCGATTTGGGTTTGATACTCAGCGGGAAACATGTCGGCCATGATTACACCACCTTCGAGTAGTCAACAATGTAGAAGCCCGACTCGTGGACTTGCACAGCGGAGGGGTTTGTTTCGAGGAGTTCTTGGGCGAGGACACCTTGTTCTTGTCGGCCGAAGATGGTGTAGGAGTAGATGTTTGTGCCGCCGGGGGTTTTACCCAGTAGGACAATATCATCCTTAAGGCGTGCGTCGGAGAAGAACATAGCTGCAGCCATCGCTAGCTGGGACATGGCCGCGGTGTTAGCGTTATCAGAGCCTACTGCTGAGTTATAGCTGTTGGCTTGCCCGGCATATTGGTTGTTGTAGGCGCCCATGATGTCGGTAGGGCCGACAGAACCCCCGCCACCTTGGGGAACACCCTGCGGAAGCGTGGCTTGCACACCCGGACGCGGTGAATTTAGTTAATGGCGTGTCTGCAACCGCTTCTGGAGCAATTCCGCAATCGCTTGGCTTCGGGCGGAGTTATCCAACCCCTGCTGCGTCTGCCCGTAGCCGGTCCCCTGAGCAATAGCCCGATCCCTTGCATCCGCATAACTCCGAGCCGAAGTATCCTGAAACCCCTGCATTGCCTTTGCATACCCAGGCGTCCCAGGGACAAACCCTTGTTCAGCTAGCCGCGCCTCCATCGAGGAGAGTTGGTCTTTATTCTGGACATCGAGGTAGCGGGTGTTTTGGCGATAGACGGCATCGGCCGCGTCTTGGTTGTATTGGCCCGTCGAAAGAGCCGGGACACCGGAGTAGTCAATCGGCGAATCCAGGGTCGAGCCGAGTCGCCCGGAGAGAGCATCGAGAAGCTGGCTCTGTTTGATCTGCGAGCTTTCCCCCGCATCAAACAGCTTCTGCTGGTTCTCGGAGAGATTGTTCGTCAACGACCAAGTACCCTGATCGGTGAACATACCCCTCGTCGGCATCTGCCCAACGTTCGCAAGGGCAGCTGCAACGTTAGCCGAGGTTTGGGTAGTATCTCCCACCGAAGGACCAGAGGAACCACCCGTCTCCCAGGCGCTCCCCCCGGAATAATTTCCTCCATTCGCTAGATCAGCGGCTGGGTTCGATTGACTCGGCTGGGCAGATGTCTGAATAGCGTTATTCGCCTGCTGCCAAGCCTGCAGCGCAGAGTTGTAGTCCGCTTCCCTAAACGCACCGGGCGTCTGCGACCATACCTGGCTGCCGGTGGGGGAATATTGGTTATACCGCTGCCCCTTCAGGGCGTAGTCGAATTGATCCTTATTCGCCTGCGATTGCAGGGGGATAACGACCTTCGGATCTACCGGCGTAGGGGATTCACCCGCTGACTTTCCCATTTATGCGACTCCAGATTTTACAGTTCCTCGGAAACAGCGCGAATATGAGCAAGTTTCCGTGAATATCTGCTTCCTGAAGTGTCGCTTCGGGAATAGCGCCAAGGCGGCGCACGAGGTTTTGTGAGGGGATATTACCCTCGGCGATGATGAACGTCAAGCGGTTTAGTTGAAGCTGCTTGAAGGCGTAGAGGAGGCCGGCTTTTAGGAGAGCGGGGGGAAAAGCGCCGCCTTCGATTGCGATGTTAACGAGGCAATGGGCGCCGTTGGATTCGTGGAAGACTATCCCGGCGATAAGGCGGCCTTGGGGGTTAAGCCAGCCGAGGGCGGTACAGGCGCCGGGGTAGACTTTCCCCCCTCCTCTTTGAGCTACCCATTGGTTTATGGTCTCAGGGGAATCCCAGACTAGCATCAGAACGTTCCCCCTGTCTGGAAGAGGATGTCGCTGCCAAAGTACTCAACCGAAGCGCCGTTCGAGGTGACTTCAATACAAACCGCCTTCCAATGGGAATAAACATCCGGCACCGTCTGCCAGTCTTGGATGTTACTATCAATCCCAGACCAGAGTGAAAGTCCCCAGATACCAGATCCCCAAAGGGCGGATGAGCCGCCGTTTAAGGTGATGGTAGCAAATTCAACTGGGTCAACGAGGTCCGAAGCGATGCCGATACTGTAGGTAAAAGTGTTGGCACTCTTAAAATACGGCTTCAATATCTTAATCTGCTTGTTGCGCTGGTAGCCCATTTGACTATAGGCTTGAATCGCCTTCGCAACGATGTTTGTCCCGTTATCAGAAACGCCTGTAACCCGACAGACTGAGTTAGTCGTGCCGAAGTACAACTCAGTATTCTTCCGGGCGAAGCACAGAGCGTTCATTCCGGTAAAGAAGGACCATGCGCCCGTTTGAGCGTGCATGATAGCTTGTTTAATGACCGGGGTGGAGGGAATATTCAGAAGGAGAAATGGCCCGACAGGGTGGGCGATAAGCTCCCACCCGGCGACTGTGCCGAATTGAGCGGCCAATCTCGTCAGGATCGGCTGGATCATCTGTGTCGTTGTTTGGGTTCGATCGATTGAAGCCGCTTGTACAACGGAGGAAAGGGGCCGAACGCCTGTTTCGGTGATGACGAGAATATCCCCACCGTAGGTAAGGAGGGGCTTTGTGCCGAGGGGTTCGCCGATAAAATAGACGCCTTGAAAAGACCACGTAGCAGGGTCCGCCCCAGCGAAGACAGCGACTTGGCCTTTGTTGGTAAAGACGGCTAGACGATCTTCCGGGCCTGACCCCGCATCAATCGTCCAGGTCGCGATCGCAACAATATACCCACCCAAACGGAAGATCGCTCCCATTGGGTAGTTAATCGGCGCTCCCGAAATAGAATTGACAGGAAGATACTCAAGTTCGAGGGAATTTCTAACGACGAAGAAAAGCCTTTGGCGATATAGTTCCACATATTTGTACCGATCAGTGTTAACCGGCCCGGTGAAGGTGGGAACGCCAGTCCACGTTGTTCCATCGTATTGTTTTAACGAATCCACCCCGTTAACGACCATGAGGTAATTACCAGCGCCGGTAGAAATTGAGGTGGCGATAGTCTTACCCTCGGTAAGGGCAATTTCGACAGAACCGACCGCCCCAGCAAGGGTTACATCGTAGATACCGAGGTTTGTGGTGGCGAAGAGTTCATCCCCGCCCGTTACTCTTGAGTAGACGTGAATTCGCTGGACGGCGGAGGGGATGGCGGTTGCATGATTTGTATAGCCCTCCCGCATGGCTAGACCGTCAGGGCGGGGGAACCAGTTTTCCAGATAAACAGCCGCCTTCGGCCGCATCGCCATGAGCGGGGAGAGGCCATCAATCCCCAGCGTTGGGGGAGGGAAGTTGTATGGGTAATTCTGGGGAATCGCCCCTCTGCGCTTGAGCATTAGTTGCTCACATTCCAGTTACCAGGCGGGACGATAATGCCCGGCCATGGGCCGAGGTTCGGGTTCGAGTCGAGAGCGAGAGTTGGCATGCCGGAGTTTGTCTTGTTACGGGCAAGCAACCCCATGAAATCGTTGTAGTCGTCTTCCCAGCCGGCTTCGCCTTTTTGCTTACGCCATTTGTACTCGAAGCCCCTTAGGACAACATTGTCGGGAAACAGCAGGGTGTCTTGATCAGAGGTAACCCTCTCCTGCGGAACGCCCAGCGGCGAGATAACCCCATACTGCGTCACATAGATCGCAGTGATAGTCTCCCCCGCTTCAAAGGGAGGGGAGACATACAGCCGATTCTGGGCGACCCAGCATTGGAACTCAGGGCCAGCGTTGGGGAGGATGGTAAGGGCCTGCCAGATCGGATCGGGGAGCGGGCCATAGACCCGCATCAGGCGGGTCTGGTTCCACATCGTATCTTTCTCAAGTCCGAAGTACCCCGCACCGAAGAGGGTGGTAAGAGCCCCCTGGTCATTTCCTGCTACGCTGGTAAAAGTCCCTTTAATCTTCTGCAACTGCCACCGATGCTCCAACAAGTCCGCGATTAACTCGCGCATGAGGGCACGATATTGCTTTACCGACTTCTCCTGGCTCCCTACCAAGGCGGTAGGGGTAGGGAGGTTCATTTTATCGGTGAAGTCTTGGACGAGTTGGAGGACTGTTGCAGTCATTTTTTCTCTACAGCGAGGGGGTTAGCAGTTTTCGCTTTGAGTTCGGCGTTTTCTTCGGCCTGCTTTCGGACAAGTGCGGTTAGCTCCTGGACCTGTTGGGTAAGGGAGACCATTTGTTCCGTCACCTTGCCGTGGTCATTCGCCGTAGCAAGCCAGGCTTGCGCCTTTTGCTTGAACAGCATAGCGCCAGTGCCGATGGCGCCAAGCTCGCCATCAGGAAGCTGGGCAAGGTCTTCAACGGTTTGAACGCCCGCGAGCAGAAGGTCTTTCCGCGCAGCAGGCGAAAGGACCGGCCAGGTCTTAATCGGCGTCCCCTTAACCGACCCTTCCTCTCCAGCCTTCCACCGCTTATACGCGTCGGAAAAGCCGTCATACCAGACTTGGGGAACTTGACCGGCCCGGGCTTTCTCACGAATCTCATTCAGCCAAACCAAGGCTTCCTTCTCCACCGAGTCCCGATTTCCCGGGCGCATGATGATCGCCATATCCACATCCTTAGCGACGTAGTGGCCTTTTTCGATTGAAGCATTCCGATCCTCGATTTCCCGGACCTCAAACTGCACATAAGGCGGGCGGGTGGTATCCATTGACATTGGTTTCTCCTAGGGGAAGGTAAAAAGCCCCTCCAGCTTGTGACCAGAGGGGCGCGGGCGGTTTAGACCGCTTGGGTTTGGAAGCAGCAGCCGTTCTCGATTTGGACGATGCCGTAGCCGGTGTTGGTCATCGTGCAGGTGACTTGGCCGGTAGCAGTGGCGTTTACAGCCGTGCCGATGGCCGAGCCGATGGTAATCGTCCGACCGTCCGGGTCCATCGCCGAGATAACGCTCGAAGCTGGGATATGGCTATTTGCGGCGTTCGAGATAGCTTGACCGATATACATCCCGTTGGTGTTCGAGAAAACAACCCGGCTGGAACCGGATTGCGTCGAACCCGAGCGGGTGAAGGTCGTCGCGGCTGCGATAAGGGTCCGGGCGTTCAGGAGTTGGGCTCCGTTCGCCGCGGTGGGGGTCAGCTTCCCAGCCGTCCCCGCATAAACCGCGCCGGTAGTAGCGGCGACGGAGAATTGGACAGGGCAGATGCCCTTCCGAAGAACCCAACCGCGTTGGGGGGTGGTGGAACCAACAGCGAAGTTGGTCAGCGCAATATAGATCGGCTGGGCCGTGTTGATCTGCGAAGCAGCCGCAGCCGTGGCAAGAACCCGGAAATTCTTATCCATGACAACAACAGTCCCCGGGGTGATGGCGACCGAGGCATTTTCCACCCAGATCAATTCAGCTTCCCCCCAATTCGCCACGCCGGTCGTGGTCTCGTAGGAGGTGCCAGTGGCGTTCAGCGGGGTGCCCAGCTGGAAGCCCTGGGAATAGACATCCGTCGCGTCATAAGACGTGTCGAAAGCCAGCAGTTTCGGGCCAACGGCCCCAATAGGTGCGAGACGCATTTCTTTCTCCTGAAGAGGTTAATTAGGCTTTGAGCACGCCTTGGAGGGCGCGGTTCGAGCAGACCATGTTGCCCATCCAGAGGATTGGGACGACAACGGCGTCTTGGTTGTAGGGCTTGGCCTCGTCCATGACGGTCATGTTAGCTTCGCTGTGGGTAACCATTTCGAGGTAGCTGGTGTTCAGGAAGTACATGTGGGCGGCCGGCATACCAGAAACACCGTCGAAGATAACGGGGATACCGTGGTACATCAAGGACATGAAGCCGCCATCGGCCATTTCTTTGTCTACGTAGCGTTTCGTAGAAACGAGGCCGCCTTCGTAGAATTGGTAGTAGTCGTTGGACGAGATGATGAGGTCCGGCTTATCGTTGTTACGGGTAAGCTGGATCAGCAGGGGAAGCATCAGGCTTTCCATTACGCCTTGGCTTGCGCTGGGGGTAATAGCACCACCACCCTGCAACGGAGCCGCAGCCGACTGGACGATATTCTGCCAGAAGGACCAGGTGCTCGCGGAAATACCGCCCACCGTGTTGGTCGGGGTATCGGCCACGATCTTCTGCAAGCCGTCGATTTGGTTCGGCAGCGTACCGTCAGCGTACATATCGGCCGAGAAGTTATTCGCGAAGGTGTGGATCGCATTCTTGATGCGGGCTTTGGCGAGGTTGGCGATTCGCTGCGGGCCGGCGTTCACTCGGAGTTCGAGGCCACTTGAGACGACGTTAATCGCAATCTGCCGCCAGTTGTACTCAGCCGCAGTGATAACGTCACTCTGCGCCACGTTAAGCACGTCGAAGCCGGAATACCGCTGGTAGGTGCCGTTAGCGGCGTATTCGAGGGGTTGAACAATCGAGTAACCGCCGCTCTCCGAGCGGGTCTTACCCTTCTGCCCCATCCGGCGATAGAGGGCGTTGTGCTTAGAGAAGTTGTCAGCAATTTCTTTGCTGTGGTTACGGAAGGTCGTCGAGACGATTTCCGTGAAGATTGCGTTTGGGGACGGCATTTAATGCTCCTGTGTTAATGGGCGGAATAGTGTTTAGCGACGATGCTATCGATGGTTGAGTCGATAGACCCCTTCCGCGGTTTCGTGGAAGTTTCCGTCGCTTCGAGGTTTACGAACTGACCATTTGTCTTTCGGGGAGGTGTTGGAGGAGGCGTGACTTGCTGTTTGGCAAGCATTTTAGCCCGGACCCCTGGATTCGCCCAGATTGCTAGGTCATACGCGCTGCGAATATCGAGGGCAGCGCCGGTTTGGATGAAGCGTTGGATGTCGTCCCCTACTTCATTGAAATATTCGTTCTTCGGGTCTTTGGCGAAGGCGTCAATTTCGGCTACGAGCTTGTTTAGCTCGGCGTCTTTGACTTGCTGCTCCCGAGATTGGAAGTTTTGTTGCAGAGAGCGGAGTTGCGAGCGGAGTTCGGCGACTTCCTGGTTTGGCTGGGAACCATCAAGGGTAAGGCCGTAACTTTCGAGGATGTTTCGGGCGAGTTCGCTTTTCTTGGCGGCTGGGGTTGCCGGATCGAGCAATTGCAAGTGGGTGTTCATCAACCCCTGCATAAGCTGGATCGGGTTAACGTCCGGGTGCTCTTGGAGAAGAGGGGCGAAGGGCTTGATTAGTGTATCCCAGCTTTGGTAGCCTTGCTGGTATTGCTGAATCCCCCGCATAACATCGGCTTCGCGGGCGTAGACGTAATCATGGACCTCGGCTGGGAGCTTTTCCCAGTGGGGGGCCATGTCTTTTTTCCAGCTTTTGGGGAGGGCTTTGCCTACCGAGTTCTGGCCGGGGATAACGCCTTCAGGCGGCTTTACCTCAAGGACGGGAGGAGTTGTTACCTTGACCGAGGGTTCTTCGTTGGCAACGGGCGTGTCCGCTTCTGCGGCGGTTTCAGCCGGCTTATCGAACAAGTCAGCGCCAATGTCCGCAGCGACGTCAGCCGCGAAGGTATCAGAATAGCTTGCATCATTTTCATCACCAGGGAAATGGATCGAATCTCGAACTCAACGAACCGAAGACCTTGCCAGAAGTGGCGCCTTCTTGGCTGAGCCGGGTGTTCAAAAAGACATTCAG